CTAGGCGTACAGCTTGCGCGCGATCGCGGTCGCGACAGCCTTGTTCGTCTCGCGCCCGTTGTACCCGTCGGCGCCGGAGGGACCGCAGGAGATGCCGTGGGCGATGAGCCACTCCTGATGCCTCTTGATGGTGCCGCTGCTCATCTGGCGCGCCTGCACGCCGCAGAACTCGGGGTAAATCTTGCAGCCGACCTTCTTCTGCAATGCGAGCACCATGTCCGAGCCGACGCCCTTGCCGGTTTTCGTCCACTCGACGCAGTCCTCGACCGCCCAGAAATAACGCCGGTTGGACTCCCACTGGCCGGAAATCACACCGTCGACGGAGGTGCCCAGCTGCTTTTGCAGCGCTTTCGTGAATCGAGGGCCCCAGTAGCGCGTGTCGCCCAAACCAGGATCGGTATTGTCGGCGACCTCGGTATTCGATCCCGAGAGTGTGCCGCCGTCGCCGATCCACACCAGCTTACCGTCCCATGGGTAGGAATAGTACGGCTTGATGTTCGACTCCCAGCCGGTCTGGTCGCCCTTCCTGCCGCAGATCCCCCTGGTCTCGGAGATGCTGAACTGGGCAAGGCGATCTCCCTTCGCCGAGCCGTAGGCGCTCACGCACACGGCGGTGTGCCTGGCCTCGTTGAGGTAGATGTCGCCCCTCTTGGCGCTGGCCACGCCCATCTTCTCCCATCGGAAGAGTCCGGTCTTGAGGAGCTCGGACCTCATGTTGCCGGTATAGGTGGCGCCATGGGTGTCGATGCCGACGGCGCGCAGGGCCGTGATGACCGCCGAGGAGCAGTCTCGGTCGCCGCCGGCGATGGTCACGGTGGTCCCGTCGGAGAGCGTGATGGTCTCGGTCGTGCCGTCTCCCATCCTGGTGTACTGGGAGTACCCGTGCCCGCCCCCGCCGTCATGGGAGCAGAGGTGCTCCATGACCTGGGCGAAGGCCTCGCGTCGCGTGATCGCCATGGCTACTCCCCCTCCCCTGAATGGGGCTCGCTGTAAGTCATCGCGCGCGCCGAATCGGAGGCGCCGCTCGTGGTCGGGTCGACGATGACGCCGAAGCCGGCGAGCACGGTCAGCACGATGCCGACGAGCTGCACGACGGAGTCCTGCGAGACGGGCGGGACGACGCCCACGATGCCGAGGACCTGGTACGCGGCGCCGATGAGGGTGGCCGCCAGCGCGGCCAGGGTCTGCTTGTTCTTCAGTCGAAGGATCCAGTTGATCTGCATTTCCAACACTCCTAATCCGATCCGCCGATGCCGTGGTGGAGGTCGCAGGTCTTTTCGATGCGCTCGACGCGATTGAAAAGGGTGAGGACCTGCTGCTCGACGCGCGTTATGCGCTCACCGTGGTCATCGAGCTTATGGTTGATTTCCTTGACGCCGTCTTTAATCTCGCTTGTGTCCCCGCAGAGGCTGTCGAGCTTGTCGTCGGTCCTCTGCTCCTTGGCCGAGCGCGACATCGACGCCGACACCCGTCCCAGCGAGAAGGTGATGATGACCACGGCCGCCGACAGCAGGGACGTGGCCTCGCTGATGCTAAGGATGGGCATCTATTCCTCCCGCTTCTCGTCCTCTTCCAGCTTCTTCTCGACTCGCGCGCGCCAGGGCTTCGGCACCTGGTCGATAGTGCGCTCGCCGCGCTTGACCGCCTCGTAGTAGAAGCGGGCCATTCCCGTAAGGTTCATTACTGCTCACCCCCGATCATGTCCCCGAGTTCCAGCAGCGCGGCCTCGGTGTCGGCCTGGCGCTGCTCGATCTGCACGATGCGCTCGCTGTCGCTGAGGCCGTCGTTCTCGTGTTCCGCCCAGAGCTCCTCGAAGGAGGCCTCGACCTCCTCCACAGAGGGTGTGCCGGCGCACACGTAGTGGACCTCCTCCGCACGCCACACCTCGACGGCTTTCTCCGGGTCCGGACCGAAATCGGCGACGTCCTTCCGGATGTCCCGGCGGAGCCACACGTCGGAACACAGCCCGCTGGGGGCGACCTCGACCCTGACCTTCTCCAGCTCGGCGGATGAGTTAGTCGTGATGACCATGTGATTGCCTTTCTCGTCGCTTCCTGTCTACTGCCGATACGAGCCGTCTGGCGCGCTTGACCGTCACGAGGTAGCCGTGGGCCTCGATGGCCTTCATGGAGTCCGAGTGCTCCAGATAGCCCCAGTAGGACGTGACCCGCCTGGCGCCAGCCTCCGTGGGGTGCCTCTCGAAGTCGCGGAAGGCGGCACGGATGCGCAGGTACAGATCGTCCTTCACGGTCACCCGATCCGGCCTGACCGTGAAACCGAGCGCGCGCACCGGTTCGTCATCGCCGCATCGCGATACCTTCCAGCCCTTGAGACTCAGGCCGAACCCCTCGGCGTAGAAGCGCTCCAGGCGCCTCACGGCCATCTCGAGGTCGCGCTTGCAGTCACCGAAAACGAAGCCGTCGTCCGCATACCACCCTTGGGCGCCTATCAGGCGCACGCGCCTGCCCCGTCTCTCCTTGTGCACGTCCTCCAGGAAGTGGTAGCCGAAGGAGAGCACCAACTGGGCCATCCGGAGCGAGAAGTAGCTCCCGATCTCCAGGGACCCGTCGTATGTGTCGAGCAGGCTGTCGCACAGGTAGAGCACGTCGTCGCTCCTGACGTATTTGCGGAGTATTCTCCTCACCACGTCGACCTTGATGCTCGGGTAGCACTTGCGGATGTCGACGTGCACGTGGTAGGCGTATTCGCGGCACCAGCGTTGGCAGGCCTCGACCAGCATCAACTGGCCCTTGCCCCTGACGCTGGCGACCTGCCAGTACCCGACCCTGGCGTCGATCAGGGATGCCAACGCGGCGTCGGCGACGTAGTCGCACACCTGCTGTTTCACGGACTCCACCCCGATGATCCGGAGCTTGCCGTTCGTGCTCTCGCGCCTCGGGTAGCGGTGGATGGGGCGGAACGAGAGGGTGCGCGAGGCTATCTCGGAGGCGATCTCCTCCACGAGGGCGTCCGGCGTACCGTATTCCTCGTAGACGCGGTACTCGTTCTTCGATCCGGACTCGCCGGACCTCCACCTCGCGTATGCCCTCTCCACGGACTCCCTATCGAGGACGAGCCCTTTGCAGTAGCTTTTCACTTGCAGACCGAACCCCTTTCTGGGTGTCGCCCGAGCGTTCGCCTCGCGGCTACCAGCCCGGTGGTCTTTTAGACAATTTCACTCGTTGAGCTAGGCCGATGCCCGTCTCCCGCCAGAGCGGGGAGGGTAGACGCGACTGAGATAGATATCGAAAGAGCGTATTCCCAGAGTGGCGCGAGCAGATGTTCCACCTCGTGTTCCCGGTCTCGTTGTTCGAGTTGACGTAGAACAGACCTGCGTTAGACCTGTTCCTCAAGTTGCCGAGCGACGAAGAAAATGCAGCCCGCGAGTCGCGAATCCCTAATGCTTACTCATGTATATATGGGGGCTCTGCCCCTCTCGGCCGCTATGCGGCCGATTCACCCCGTCTGAGACCATGGCCAGAAAGGCGCGAGCAGAAGCCCCACCACGTGTCCCCGGCCACGATGTACGAGTGGACGAAGAACAGACCCGCGTTAGACCAGTTCCACAAGTTGCCGAGCGACAGGCACTCTCGCACGCCCGTCACGGTGTCGGCGTTCTTGTAATGGCCATCGCACATGCCCGATGAGCTGGTGGCACCCGAGACGACCATGGCCATGAAGCCGCCCTTGGTGAGGGCGTACATGCCGTAGTTCCACCCCTCGCCGGCGCCTCCGATGATCCTGCCGATGTCCTCGGCGCCCGCGGCGACGGTACCGGACTTCTCCTTGGAGTAGTCGTGGTTGACGAAGCAGTGCCACCCGTCCGTGCCGTCGCACTTATATAGGACGTTGGAGATGAGCTCCAGGGCGCCGTAGCCCATCTCGATACCCTGGATCTGGAACGGTTGGCGGCCGTCCGTGCACGAGGTCGGCGAGCCGTCGCCGAGCAGCCCGTCGGTGGCGCCGGTGTTCCACGGGGCGGTCGAGACGAGCTGTCCCGCGGCGGAGTCGAACGGCGCGCAGTCGAGCGCGAGCGTGACGTTGTCGCCGGAAACGGTCTTGGAGACGATGTTGGCGCGGTCGGCCAGGTCGTAGGTATCGGAGTATCCGCGGTCGCGGCCCGCGGTCGTCGTTGTGCCGACGCACACGGCCGAACCGACCGGCCACAGATCGGCGACGGACTTCTCGATCGTGACCTGGGCCTTGCCGGTGGCCGCCACGGTGACCGGGGTCTGCTCGGTGTGGCCGGTGCAGCCGGCGAATACAGACTGGCTGTTCTTGGTCGCGTACTTGGTCAGGAACATGACCTTGACGTACCAGTCGTCGACCGTGGTCTTGAGGGCATAGCCCTCGCCCTTCTTGGCCGCGATCGAGATGGCGCTGTCGTGGCTCACGTTGCGGGTCGCCAGCTTTGCCCCGGAAACCGAGCAGGGCTTACCGGAGGCGTCGTAGCTCATGCCGTAGCGGGCGTACATCATGAAGGGCGCGCGCCCGCCTGCGAGCGTGATGGCGCCGGGCTGGGCGGAATAGCCGGGGCGGAGGGTATCCGTCACCCACAGCGTCCACTTCGAGTTCGCGACGTACTCGCGGTAGTAGAGTACGGGCGCGAGCACCCAGACGTCGCCGTTCGACCCGTCGAAGGCGAACAGGCCGTCGCCCTGGATGGCCGTCACGTGGGGCAGGCCGCCGTCGTCGAAATAGCCGTTGACGAGGTAAAAGCGGTAGGCGCCCTTGCCCGCATACGGGTCGCTACCCTCCTTGAGGAATGTGTACGGGACGGGGTTCGCCAGCCCCGCGTTGGTGCCCAGCTTGGTGCCGGCCGTGGCGGAGCCGGTTGGGAACTCGACACCGTAACACTCGGCGCTCGAGTTGACGCCGAGCCAGGTGACGATCTCCGACGTCACGTACTCGCCCTTGGCGATGCTGTATGCCGGGAACTTGACGAGGCCGGCCTGCACCTCCAGGGCGGTGGCGATGCGGTCCAGGCTCTGGTCGGTCGGCCAATCGTAAGATGCCATACCTTATCCTTCCATAGTCATGTCGACGAGCACCGGGCGGCTGTTGCCGGCCTCGTCGACCCTGCGGGTGAAATAGATCTTCATATTCGGGTCGACGGCGCCATTGGCCTCCTCGGCCGCCTTGAGGGCTTTCTCGGCCGCGGCGTCCGTCTTCTGCGTGCAGGAGGCGATGGTGTCCGCGACCTGTCTCTTCGCCGACGCTACCGTCTCGTCGAACGTCTTCTTGCGCTGCGCCTCGTTGCTCTTGCGAACCTGCTCGTCGCTGCGGCGCTTGGCCTCGTCGGTCTCGCGCTGGCTCTCGGCGGCCTTCACCGATTTCTCGGTCGCGTCGATGGCCTCGGTGAGCTCGGCGATGATGTCCCCGGTACGGGCCTGTATCATCGTGCTCACCGTCGCCCCCATGTCCTCCATGGTCGCGAGCTGCTTGACGCTGCCCGGGCTGAAGCAGATGTAGACGCCGGTGCCGTTCTTGCCGTTCGGGTCTCCGGACAGCACGACCGCGAACTCGCCGGGGGTCATGTTCTTTGGCAGGAACTTCTCGTAGATGCCCCTGCGCATCTGGATTGCCATTTGTGCCTCCTAGGCGATCTTCTTGTTGTTGAAGTACAGCCCGCCGTTTTTTATCTCCAGCGTCGCGCCCCCCGCATTTACGAAGAACCCGCTGGAGGCGACGGATAAGGACACGGGCGTGCTTCCGCCGGCACCGGTGAAGAGGGAGCTGAACGAGAGGCCATCCGGCTCAACGAACAGCATGGCCGAATAGGAGCCGTTGCCGGCGCTGATCCCCACCGAGTTCTTCAGGAATCTGATCGTGGAATCGTACGAGGCGTACTTCAGGGATGCGCCCGCTTGGCTCGAACTCAGGGTCAGGGACCCGTTGCCCGTAGTAAGCTTATTCACGGAGACGGTGTCAGCCTTGATGTACTCGCCGTTCAGGTAGACCTTGCCGCCCTGCAAGTAGATGCCTTGTTCCTCACCGTTGTTGGTGAGCCTATTGAAAATCTTCTGCTGGGTGAGGGCGCTATCCACATTGATTTGGGTGCCCTTGCTCTCTCCCTCGAGCAGTACGGAGTCGAGTTTGTTCAGCGCCTCGACATGCTTGTCGTAGGCGGTTCCGAAAGCCGCCAGCTTATTCTCCAGGTCGGACTTCCCGGTCGCTGCGGATACGTCGGAGATGGCGTCCGTCAGCAGCTTGTATGTGCAGCCGTCGCCCTTGTAGGCTGGATCGTAGAACTGGTAAATCACCGCCATGAAGTTGCCAACCTTGTTGGCCAATCGCGCCAGCTTCGCGTCGTCGCTCGATTTGCGGGATGCGACTATCTGTGAGATTCGGTCGACGGACGACTTGTCGGCCATGTGGAGCGCATCAAATTCGGTCGGGATGGAGTCTCCCCCCACGGTAGTCGCGGAGCCCAGCTTGAGAACAGCCTCACCGGTATTCAGGTCGATGTAGTTCTCTCCGTTGTTGGCGGCGATTCGACCTAGGCCGATATAGTCGGCGTTGATGTAGAGCTGGCCGTCTTTCGTGTAGAGGCCCTTGATCCTGCCGTTGTCTGTCAGCAAGTTGAATATCTTCTTCTGATCCAGCGCGTCGACAGTGTCCATGGCGCTCTGGGCTTTTTGGTTCGCCGAGGTCAGGGCGGCATTGTATGCCGGAGTCGAATAGGATGTGCTGCCGTCGCTCCAGGTGATACGCAGGCGCTGCCAGTAGTACCTGCCGCTCGACCAAGCCGGGACGGACGTGGACCAGGATCCGCCGGTGGCGCTACTCGCCGACGTGCTCAGGTAGTACTCGGGGACGGACGACTTGATGCCGCGACCGTCGACGCCGTTCGCGCCGTCGGCTCCGGACAGGCACACCGGATCAGTGATCAGCACGTTCCCCGATTGCATGACTGTCTTGGTCCTGGACCAGATATATCGGCCGGCGGACCACGCCGGGGCATCGATGGACCATCCCGCCGTAGGGGGCGTGTCGCGGGAACCGTTCTGGGCGTACTCGACCGTCACGGATTTGATGGCCTCATCGGTGGTGGCGATATCCTTGCCCCCCAGCTTTGTTCCGGCATCCAGGTGCATCTCACATGTGTCGAGATCCCAGTAGTTCCGGCCATTGGAATCGGATATCCTGCCCACCGTCAGGTATTTCGCGTTTATGCCGACCGCGTAGATCCTGTTCAGGATGGCGGTACCGCTGACATCGAGGCCGTACGGCCATGTCTCGCCGCCGTCCGTCGAGATGCCGATGGCGGTCGACGTCATCTTCCAGACGATCCTCGAGTCCGCCATGGTCGGCTTATCGTGCAGGAAGTATATCTTGCTCCCGTCGGTCTGCTTGACGACGGTCATGTAGAGACCGCCAGAGTTGCGGAGCTCCCTCTCCAGGGCCTCCTGCGCGAGCTGTCGCTCGGTGCGCTCGGTGCGCGTCAAGTTCCGGGCGTCGACGATCGCCTTCGTGATGGCGCTGTAGCCCGCCGCGCTCCTGCGCGATGGGGTCTCGGCCGAGCACGAGGCGTTCATGTAGGAACCCACTTTATAGGTAAGCGAGGTGACGTAGGAGCGGTAGCCGCGGCCGCATGAGTCGAAGACCATGACCGGGTCGCCGGCCTCCATGGTCGGATCGCCGATCGAGGACGACTCAAAGGGCCGGAAGGTCATACCCACCACGCGCTTCCCGATCAGCTCGGCGACAGCGGCGCCCTGCCCGTAGAGCACGAGGGGGTTGTCCCCCATGTCGAGCACGTAGCCGTCCTTGCCCCACCTCACGGTGGCGCCCTCCTCCCCTGTACCGCCGGCATCCGTGGAGAGGTCGTCCTGCTCGGTGACCGAGACGCCGGTGATGACGACGTCGTCAGTGCAGACCGATACCGATGAGATCATGCTGATCGTCTTGTACGGTAGGCGGCCGAAACCGCCGCCCTCCTCGGTGTCGCCGGAGGCATAGGTGATGAAGTTGCCGCCGTCGGCGGTATCGCCCGTGGCGTACGGCGACGCCGGGTCGAACTCGCCGCCGTCCATCGACTCCATCGAGTCGAAGGCCCGATAGTCGTACCAGCCGATTTGCAGGCGCCCGTCATACCGGCACTTCGCGAAGCAGCACGCGATCTTCAGGGCGTATCCAAGCACGGCGAGACAGGTCAGCGAGTCGTCCGAGGGGCGCCTGGAGACCTTGTAGTCACCGCAGGGGATATCGCCCGAGACGAGGACGACGCCGCATTTGTTGCAGATGTCGCGGACTATCGTCCCGATCGTCGCCGGGTATACCGTCTCGACATCCGAGTAGGGACGCTCGAAACGGGTCATGTTGTCGAGCGACGACAGCGCGATGGTCTGGCCGTACGCGCTCGGCTGGTCGACGTGGTAGAGGCCCCTGCGGACCCATTCCACGGAACCGTCGGATAGCTCCTTGCCCAGCGAGGGCTCGATGGTGGAACCCGTGAAGTCGTACTCGTCGAAGCGGCCGTCGAAATTGGCCAGGGACAGGTTGAACTTGCCGATGATGCAGGCGCCGATATCGAAGCTGGACGAGGACGAGGTGCCCTCGCTGAAGCACGGGGTCCCGAAGATGACGTCCTCGCCGGTGATATCGCGAACCGTCCCGTCGGCCAGGGTGAGGCGCGCCTTGATGAGCATGTTCGAGTTCCCGGTCGAGAGATTGTCGAACTCCTCGCTCGAACTCAGCATATCGCTTCACCTACCTTTCGATGATGTCGAATGAGACCGTGGCGAGGCGCGTGCCCCTGCCCGGGAGCTCATACCATTTGAACGGGGCGCTCATGTCGCCCGCATAGAACTCGCGGACCTCCACCTTGCCGTCCATCACGTCGAAATACCTCACGTAGAAGTACTCGGGGGCGAAGGCCTGTAGGATGCGGGACGCCTGGGTCGCGTCCGGCAGGGTCCACGTGAGCTGGAGCTTCCGCTTGCAACTCGTGCGCATCTTCTGCATCGTGTTGTTGGGGTCCTGGGTTCGCCCCGCGTCCGCGGAGGAGATGTCCTGCTTGCCCCACGTCAGGGCCGATGGGTCCGGCGTCAGGTCGACGAGGGAGGACGGTGACGCCCCCACTGCCAGCAATGCCATTGAATCTCCTCCTTAGACGAAGCTCGGGACGATCTCGCCCGTGCGGACGAGGTCCTTGGTCCCCTTGTAGACGGCCCTGGCGAGTTCCTCCCGGCCGATGTAGAGCGGTATCTCGATGCGCTGCTGGGATCCCTGCTGGGAGCTGCGCTGCGCCGAGAGGACGCTGATCATGCCGCTGGCCACGCCGCGCTCGATACCGGCGATGATCTGGTCGTTGTTCGCGACCGTGGTCTTGCCGCCCATGGTGCCGACGAGCTCGGGGCCCGCCTCGCGCGCGACGAACAGCTGGCCGGAATCGACCTGGCCGCCGCTGGCCATGTACGGGATGGTCGGCACGTCGATGTAGTAGAAGCCGGCGAAGGGGTAGATGTCGAAGATCGACCAGCCCTTGAGGGCGCCGATGATGCCGTTCAGGTTCGCGAACGGCTGGGCGATGGCCCAGTTCATGCCGCTGATGATGCCGTTGACGATCACCCTGAACGAGTCGACGATGGCGTTGACGACGCCGTTGAAAATCTGGCCGCCCCACTGGAAGACCGATTTCACGCGCCACCAGGCATCCCCGAAAATCTGGCCAAAATAACCGGCCACGCCGGAGAAAATGCGCTGAATGCCCCACCATGCGTCGGCCGCCCCACGCCTCGCGTCCTCCCAAGCCGAGGAGAACTTGCCGCTAAGCGGCGACGTGACATGCGATCCGAACCATGACGAGACGACGCTCCAGGTGCCGCTGACTCTCCCCCACGCGTCGGACGCCCAGCCCGAGACGCGCGCCCATGTCCGGTTGAAGGTCTCCCTCACCGGCGTGAGCACGGTCTCGCCGAACCACTGCGGAGCGATCTCCCATGCGCGGACGACGATGTCCCAGCAACCCTGGGCGAAGACGCCGATATCGTGGAAGATGTCCTCCGCGGTCCGCGAGATGCTCGACCACAGCTGCGAGAACCAGTCGACGAGCGGTGAGAAGAAGTCCTCGATGGGCACGACGACGTTGTCGTAGAACCACTGGGCGACAC